ACCTTTTTCGCTAAAGTATTCAAATGATAGTAACCCAAGTCATTGACGAGATATTCGCCCGGCTGAACGCCTACAAACTCGTTCGGCATACGGGCTTTGCGGAGTTGTTGCCCGACCGGGATGGCAAAATCATACCTGCGGTTTACTGCTCCAACGGAAACTACAAGCACGTTGTGGACGATTACGATTGGAACGAGGGCATTGCCTTCATTCGCTACAATGGCCGGGAGCGGGCTGAGGTCACGGACGAGAACAACTTTATTGGATGCCAAGACCTGCTGAGAATCGTTTATCCCTTGCGTCTTGTGATTATCGGTCGCAGGAAGGGTAAGAGACCTTACGAGGTGAGTTCGCTCGTCCAGAGCAAGATTACGGGCCTCTACGAGGCTTTGGCGCAGAGTGTCGGTGCGGTGAGCGTTGATGTATTGGGTGTGAGTTCCGGGTATTCCATTAAGGAGAACCTGGAGAGCGAGTTTGAGGGAGCGAAGATTGCGTGGGACACCAATTTATACATCATTACTTTGGATATGGAGGTGGAGGTGGTGGGTGATGCGTCTTGTTTGAACACCGAAGAGCCTTGCGTCCCTACGCCTACGCCTTCGGCCCGAATCTTTGACCAGACTTTTGACCAAACCTTTAATTAGGTCGCTCAAACTTTATCTTTGAACTTAAAATCAAACGAATATGGCTGTTAAGACAAGGATAAATTTGGATGCGTCCTCGGTTGTGGTGAGGGACGAGACGGGTGCTTTGCAGAATACCGCTACAAGGGTCGGTACTTTACTTGAAGACCTTTCGGATTCTGCTGTGTTGCTTCGGGAGAGGGGATGTGTGAGCCTTTCTACGAGCGCAAGTGTGAACTTCACCCCTGCGGCAGGCAATACGCCTGAGAAACTGACTTATGCGATGGCGAGCGTTGTGAGTACGCCTTACAATGTGAGTTCGGAAACAAGCCCCAAAGTTCAATGGACGGGCTTGGCGGGGTTGCCTTACCGGGTGAGTGCTTCATTGAACTTCACCGGTTCAAATGGCCGTGAGTATTACTTCTACATCGCAAAGAATGGCGTGATAGATGTCTCTACGAGGGCATCGGTTCACCTTCACTCTTCCGACCCTCACTCGGCTTGTTTAGAGTTGTTTGCTTCGGGTGCTGCTTACTACGAGATATGGATTGAGCAGGAGACCACAGCGAATCAGATTACCCTTTTGAACGGCCAACTTTCTTTAATGAGCGTCTAATGGCACTTGGCAGACTTTCCTCCTTCACCTTCGGGACTCGTTTCCTGACCCTTGTTTATGTCAACTCGCAGACCTTCTATGTGTCGTATGCTCACATTATTGCATACGAGTCCGACCCTACTTCCGGGGACTTGACGATTGTCCTTTACACGCAGGGCCAGGTCAGCGAAACCTTGTCCGTGAAGAACACGGATTTGGTTGCTTTGGGCAGTAGTGCTGCTGCGTTCCTTGCTTCGTTGCAGGGCGTGATGACGAACCAACTCTTTTGGTTTGAGATATGGGCGAACTTTTTGGCCCGTGCTAAAGCGAATGGAGCGTTTGCTCCTGAGTTGGAAAGTTCTTGTGGTCGGGGCTTCCGTTATCGGATGTCTGGCCCACCGCTTGTCCCGACTGCTGACGAGGACTACGCTGACTTTTGGTACTTCAACCTTCGTTGCGATACTGACTTAGCGACTGCTAAGGAGGTCAGCGCATACAACTGCCTTCTTGCGAGATTTTCACCTTTGAACCCGAACACCTGATGTCCAATCCATCTCTTCTTTGCGTTCCCTATCGCTTTAAGACAAGCAAGTTATACTCTCAAATCCCCGATTCGGGTTTGGGTGATTTCACCGTTACTCGTTCTGCGAGCAATTCTGCTACGAGGGTCAATGCTGCGGGTTTTATTGAGACCGTTGCAGACAATGTGCCTCGTTTGGATTATCCTTTGGGAGGCATTACGGCAGGGTGTCCTGCGTTGCTCGTTGAGCCGAGTGCGCAGAACTTGGCGTTGCGGAGTGAGGATTTTACAACAACTTGGAATGCCGTAAACACCACCCCTACTCCAAATCAAACAACATCCCCCGATAACACCCTAACCGCTGATAGGATTTCAATTACAAGCAATGGTGGGTATATCAGGCAAATAATTGCAACAAGCAATTCAACAACTTATACCGCATCTTGCTTTGTTAAAAATGACACCGTTGCATCGGGTGATACATTTAGATTTTACTTTAATAACAACACCGCATCACCAAATGCTGCCCAAGCGATTGCTATTATTAACATAAATGCAGGCACAGTAACAACATCGTCAGGTGGTGGAGGTATAAGTGCGATAAGCACAGGTATAGAAAATTACGGCAACGGATGGTATCGTGTGCGTGTTACATTCACCCTTGGGGCTTCGGCAGGGAGTGCGGGTTCGGAAATTGGATTTGATGCACCAACCGCAACTCGGACATTCTTCGCTTGGGGCGCACAATTTGAAACAGGCTCCATTGCCACCTCCTACATCCCCACAGCCGCTTCCCCCGTCACACGGGGAGCGGAGACGATAAGCAAGACGGGCGTGAGCAGTTTGATTGGGCAGACGGAGGGGACGATTTATGCGGAGGTGGATATTCGCAACTCGGTTACTGCGGCTGTTTTAGGATTAGACAATAATTCTGCGACTGATTTTATTATTGTTTTTAGAAATTCATCAAGACAAATCACGGTAGTAATCCGCCGTGCCAATGGCTCGCTTGACTCAATCATAGCGAGTTCAACATTGCCCATTGGAGTACATAAAATTGCCCTTGGATATACTAACGGCAATTATGCGTTATACATTAACGGCTCATTAGCGGGAACTTCTACGAATTCCGTGAGTTTTCCAATATCATTAACGGCGTGTAGGATTGGAGCAAATGCTTTTGGTGACCAATTCAACGACCGCATCCGCGCTCACGCCCTCTACCCCACCCGCCTGCCCAATACCGGCCCTCTCTCCCTCCAATCTCTCACGCAATAACCTATGTCCACTCCTTCTCTCTTAAACATCCCTTACCTCTACAAGGCAGGGACGCTTTATTCGCAGATACCCGAAAGCGGAGCGGGTGATTTCACCGTACAACGCACCACGACCGTTGCGAATCGCTCCACGAGGATTAACAAGGACGGCTTTATTGAGACCGTGTTGGACAATGTACCTCGCCTTGACTATCCGTTGGGTGGAGCGGTGAATGGCTGCCCTGCGTTGCTTGTAGAGCCGAGTGCGACAAACCTATTCCAACGAAGTGAGGAATTTAACAATGCCTATTGGACTCCAAGCAATGTGACACCTACTCCAAATTCAACGGGGACGCTTGACCCATTTGGGGGAAATAATGCCGAGTTAATCACAAAGACATCGGCAGTAAATACGGTCGCAGGTATAAGCAGAGGCGCACCTTTTTCTGCAACAGGAACGCACACGCTTTCAGTATTCATAAAGTCAAGCGTTGGAAATTCAGTTCTTTTGAGGATGGATTCGGTAAATAATACCGCAAACACGGCATTCACATTTTCAACCAAAACTTTTTCAAATTCAGGGGCAAATTTTATTTCCTCAAGTTTTCAGGAATTTTCAAATGGATGGTTCAGGCTTTCATTAACGGCAAGCGTTCAATCTACGGTTTGGAATGTTGATGTTATTCAACTTTTTTCAAACCCAACCAACGATGCTTTTTGGATTTTTGGCGCACAACTTGAAACAGGCTCCGTCCCCACCTCCTACATCCCCACCACCACAGCGGCAGTCACGCGGAGTGCGGAGATTATCTCGGACACAACTGCGACTGCGTTGATTGGGCAGAGTGAGGGGACTATTTATTTGGAAGTGGATGCGCCAAATCCAAGCCAACAGGTTTTTGCGATTGGGTCGGGTGCAACAAATTCACTCCATATTTACAAAATCGCAAGCAACCTTTACCGAGTATCAATAAATGGTCAAAGCGGTGGTGGCAGCTTTGATTTAACGGATAGCAGTCCGAGAACGGGATTCGTAAAATTAGCCGTTGCCTATAAGTCGGGACAATCAGCGTTGGTCGTAAATAGTTCAACTCCTGTAACCTCTGCCGCTGCATTAACTTTTGGCGCATTGACTTCGGTCAACTTTTTTGGAACTTATCAAGCCGCTCTTCCATTCCGAGTTCGTGCCTTATCCGTCTATCCCAACCGCCTAAGCAACGCTCAACTCGCCACCCTCACCGCACCATAAACCACCATCTCTCACTAAATTTGTCACACTATGGCACTACCATCCTTAACCACCGCATCATTCCTTGGGACGCAGCTCACGCTGACCTACTCGGACGGAAGGCAGTATTTCCTCAATTACAGGGATATCAACGCTACCCAACTTGATAGCACCTTCGGTGTGTCAAGGGTCAGAATCTACCTCTCTGGTAGCCTTGACGAGTCTATGTCCGTCACAAGCACGGATGTCGCATCGCTCCCCGCACCAAACAACACCCTCGCAGGATTCATCGCAACCCTTAACTCGTACCTATAATGTCAGTCAAGCAGATGATGATGGAACTCGGCATTAATGTCGGGATGTCCGTAGGCGGTTTCTTCGGAAGCCTCCTCCTCGTTGGAAAGCAAAAGGGCGCGTCCATTCGCACCCAACTCTTCTCCATCCTCGCAGGAACATTGTCTGCCAACTACATTACCCCCCTTGCCGTGAACTTCCTTGGCGTTGAACTTGAATCAGCCAAGTTTGCAATGGCCTTCA